CCTCAATCGGCGTTTTCTCTGCTTCTTTAACTTGTGCTTGCCACAACGCAACCTTGTCCTGACTGTATCCGAGCTCAGTCCACAGTTGTGTCAGAGGCACGCCAAGGTTCTTTTTCAAAGTTAGCTCTTCCAACCGCTCTTTAAGACTTTGTGCGCTCCTCCAGATAGGATGTATGTCAACGGTCTCGTCAAACTCACCTTCGGTACCGAACGCACGTGTCAAGCGCATCGACAATTTCATGGCCTGCTTGATTGCATTACCAAAAAGCTTCTGTCGGTTATTAACCTTTGCAATCAACGGTTCTTCTTGCTGTTTCAACGTCTCATCGCTGGCAATCAACTTAGTAGTGATGAATCGTGAAACAGGAGTATCTGTAACCAAGGCAATCCAGAGAACCAATTGCTGAACCAGATCAGTGATGGGAGTTAGACTTGCCGGCTCAATAGCCCTGAAGTCTGCCTCTGATTTTGACTTGGTGGTGCCGATAACAGACCCCGGTTGAATATCTAACGCATTGCTTCCGTCAGATTTCAAATCTAACCCGTCGGTTGTTGGAATAAAACCTAATGCCACGAGCACACGGTATGCTGTTTGATCTTCAGTTGACAAAAGATCCACTACGACCTTATTTGCCGCATCTTGTAATGGTATGGCATCGGCTGCTTCGGGCATTAGGTCTTTATTATAGAAAGGTATTACAGCGATGCCTAGCGGGTTGCCACTCGAATCTTTCCACGGGATAGGCCAAGACATGTCACCTTCATCTCTATAAGGTGCCCAGTCTCCACCACCGCCAACACGAGCCCATTTCTCAATCCGTTCGGGAAAATACATTGTCTTACGTTGCGTATACTGACCAGCAATAAGCTCTGTCCAGTACTTTATGCCTACAATAGGATCCAGATTTGGATCACCTTGAGGGTATTTAATCGTACATCCAAGACCATCCCCTCCCGCTTCTGCAGAAGTATACTGCTGCTGCGGAAGCCATCGTGGGTACGGCCTACCCTCAGGCCAGTCCACAATCACATAATGCGCTCCGTCGCGCAAAGTGCTTTCAAAGATATCTGTCTGCAACGCATCCAGATTATTTTGTGCCCAAAGACCTGCTGCCCATTTAATGGTTTTCTCATCTTCGGAATCAAAGCCGACAACATCAAGTTTCTCTACTACCGTACGAACCACCGTACGAACGATATTCAGCCGAAATTCAAACCCACCGAAATCCTTGCCGACAAATTGCTTCAGGCGATCAGTAAGTTGCACATTCTGTTGCCCCACGTGATACTTACGCGCGGAAACAATTTGCCGGGTTAGAACCGTTTCAGATTCTGACAGGGCTTCTAAGTAGGCCTGATCTACGACGCTTGCCATACATCTCCTCTTGCTCAATGTAGCGATACGAGAAACTGACAGCAGGCTTTATAACAGCCCCTGTGATTGCTAACGCAAACGCTACCGCGCGATCATCTGGGTCGCCTTCTGGCGCCCGTAAAGATGCACCTTCGATACCCGCCAATTGCACTCGGGTTTCATCATCATGTATGATTACCGAAGTATTTCGAATTTCTTCAACTAAGGTATCGTACATTATCGACTTTCCCCGGATACTGGACATCCATCCGGTATTCCCGTCAATTCCTTTTATTAAACGCACACGAATTGTAGGATCGTCATTCATTAATGCAATAACCACATGACCATGATTATTACGTTCTACAAGTATCTTTGAATTATTGTACCAGTTGCTTAAGGATATGCCGTATCCCGTCAATACTTCAGGTTCAACCTTGCCTGCCAAAACAGCGCACTGTTCTAACGTACGCAAGTTGACAATACTTATGACAGAATCATCACTATGGGGATTCCCTTCAGCCGGATCTACACCCATGACGTACTCTTGTGTGTACTCCGGCTCGCGATAAACACTCAATCCCGGAAGTATAACTCCGGAGTTCTCAATACGAGGTATGATATCAACACATTTAGCCAACCAGGCGTACGGAATACGTCTATCCATTGTTGGCGGCATAAGAGCTTCTTCTTCAGTTGCCGGATATTGCTGATACAAATCATCTAACGCGCCTGTTCGACTCAAAATGTCCCTACGTTGCCGATCGTACCACTCCTCGGTTCTGTCTGGACGTACATACCATGGAAGGAAAATCGCGTTCCACCCATTAGCCCCAATACGCGCACCGCGATATATGCGTTTGAACTCACTATTTGGTACCGACTTATCAGCACGACTCAATAAAACCATGCCCCCACCACCATCAATTGTGGGTTTCACTGCGTTCATCAGACGATTAAGATCAGGAACCAAGTCAGCCTCGTCAACAAAAGCGAATCCTGCAGTATAGGAGTCGCCTGCAGTAGTCGGAAATCCATAAGCCACCGAACCATTACTTAAAATCCACTCATGCGAGGAATCGGTTACAACTTGCCGCGTCTTCATCCATCCCGGCAACCGATTGTAGATGCCCCGAAGGCGCTGTTGCCCGAGTAGGTAAATAGCCTCCGTCTCTCTGCGTGAGAACAACAGCGCCGTAAACACGGGACGAAACAGCATCTTCCATAGAATGAAACACAAAACCAGCCAAGTCATACCCAGCTGGCGCGCTTTTAGAATTACATTTAGGGGGTGCTCCTGCAAATCTTTAAGAACCTCTACTTGAGCTGGCCACAAAACAAACGGAACCCACTCGCCGGAAGTAGCATCATAGATCTTGCAATAGGTATACACAAAGTATACGCAAGACGCACTGCACTTCAGCCACTCTTCACGAGTTGCTGTCGGGCTCAACGTTGACGACGACTGTGTCTCCACGGATTCGCTTCTCCCAGTTGTTTACATCTTCTTCTGCTTTACGCAGATCATCTGCCGTATAAGGCTCAATACGCCCAACGCCCACTAAGTGGGTACTGGGTAATCCACCGCGATCTAAGATCTCCTTTGCCGCAGAAACGGCCAATCGAGGATTTTTCAAGTTTTCAACTAAAGCAAGAGCTGCAGCTTCGGTGCTCTTAAACAAGATATCGCGTGCCTTGTCGACATACGAAAAGTTCTCACTCGACGTATACAGGTCAAATGCCTCGGCCCGTTCGCGCCATTGCCATATTCGTGCCATTTCTGACCACTGCGGAGACGTATTAATGTACCCCTTGGATGTTTTCTTGGTAAATGCCTTATCAGGCTCCTCGGTCTCCAAATATCGTAAATACGCTCGAGTAAGATTACGGCTGGGTCCTAACGGAAGATAATAAGACATAAACCGTCGATACCACTCGGTAGGCTCTTCATCTCTTTGGAGCCATGCTATATTAACTGTGTCACCGCGTATCAAATCGTTCATATGTTTCTCTTTCCTTAATATTATCATACATTGGTCTAAAAAACCTCCTAATAACCCCCTTAACCGTAATCCAAAGCATCTGAAAAGACCCTTGTAATTACCCTAAAAGTTGATTATAATTTTATTATCATTCGTTTTAGAACGGAAAAAGGAGACCGAAGTCATGAACATCGAAAAAGAAACCGAAATTCTGGAAATGCACGATAATGGAATGCAGGTAAACGCAATTGCAGAAGAAATGCAGCTTTCAATTACTGCAGTGCGAAACGTACTTAAGAAGTACAACAGAACAACCGTCACAAAGAAGCCTTTTCGTGACGAAGAAGCAATCATCAATAAGTACTTACAACAGGTCCCCATGCGAAGCATCCTTGAGGAGTATCAACTAACCTACTCTGCGTTATACAACATATTAATCAAACATCAAATTGCAACACGAAAAGTGGCAAACAGCAACTCACGCATACAGAGACTCGACACTGCTGTTAAAATGTATCAAGAAGGCTATGCGTTATGGGAGATTGCTCAAGAAACAGGTATTGCACAGCCCACCCTGCACGCAGAACTGCACAAACGCGGCGTGCAGCTGCGCAGGAATTTCACACGGGCTGGGTCTCAGTCGATTCCTTCGGGTTCCGACTAAAAGTTCACTTTATATGGAGGTTCAATGTCTAAACTTAAGTTGTCCGAAGTAAGTCCTCAAGTACTTACCATCGCAGTCGTGTCGGGCTATTTGCTCTGTCAAATTATTGCCGACGTAACTGCCGTCAAGATCGTGGCGCTTTGGGGTTTCACGTTCCCTGCAGC